CAATCAACACCAGTCCTACTAACTATAGCGAGTGGTGTAACAGTAGGCTCAACATCAACATCAACCCCTGCAATGAAAACAGACACAGGATGGTCGAGCGGTAACACTATCAACATCACGAACAATGGTTCTATAGTTGGTTCATCAGGTTCTAATTCCACTAACGATGGCTCAACAACAGGAACAGGAGGCAATGGTGGTGCAGGGGGCTGTTCTTATGGAGGCGGAGGAGGAAGTCCGGGAGCGAGTGGTTCAGCAGGAGATGCCTCAGCACCAAGTTCTTGTGATGGAGGAGATGCCTTTGAACATTCGCAAACAGCAGACAATAATCTATCCGTAATCTTCGATACAGCAGGTACTCGCACAGCAGGAGCGTCAGGTTCAAACACAGCCGCAGGTGGCGGCGGTGGTGGGGGAGGAGGAGCATCTGGTCCATATAACTATCGAGGTGGTAGCGGCGGCGGTGGCGGCGCAGGAACAGCCGCAGGCAATGGAGGTGGTGCGCCCGGAGGAGGTGGATGTGCGGCTTTTGGTGCAGGAAATGTAGGAAATGCAGGAACGGCTACCACAGGTGGTGCTGGGGGCGCTCCGAAAAGTTGGGGAGGTGGCGGTGCTGATGGTGGAGATTTAGGCACATCTGGTAGTTCTGCAGGTGGAAGTGGAGGTGCAGGTGGTGGTACAACTAATACAAGCGGTTCAGCAGGGTCAGCATTAGCAGGAAACACAGGTCAAATAAGTTAAGGATAATATTATGAATTTAAAAGCAAAAAGAATACAAGGTGGTAGATTTTCAGCAGATGACAAGTTGGAGGTATCGTTAGATACTGATGGTGCAATTCTAGGTTATTGTGCACACACACCAGTAGTTATTTCAGGAACAGAGGTTACACATGGAGGTGGTGCGCCTTCAAGTGAGTTTCTTCACTATAGAAATATAGACACAGATGCAGACGCATATGGTGTGATAGATTATTCTACCGTCCTGATGAATGTTACTCAGATTGAAAAGGGAACATCTGTTATCAAAATAAAAATAGAATATCTAACTACTGTACAACAAGCCGAGAATATAGAAGCAAAACAAATCGCTGAAGAAAATGAAGTAGAATTTGTTCCTCCTCATGCTCCGTCAGAAACAGAGACAGGGCAACTTACTTTAGAGTGGTTAGAGGATACGTTTGTTTAAAAAAATAAAATATCAATTTGTAGATGACCATTACAATGAACCTCATATTGCAACAGAGGCAATTAAAGAGATAATTGTAAAGGCAACGCCATCTTCGTCTTGTTGGTGGAGTAAGTTAAAACACAGAACTGATAATGCAAAGGATAGGCTCGACAAGATAAAAAAGAACCAAGAAAGTATACTTGCAGGTTTAGAGAAAAGTACAGGCGGACCTACTGGAAAAACTTGTTCGGGAATATTAAACCTATTTGCTAAAACCTACCTAATAAAATCACCTACAGATGTTGTACTAACCATAGACAGTAAAAGTAATATTCGTTATGATGTTGCAACGCCTGACTTATTACAGTTTGAATTTCATAAGAAGGAACAGTTTTGGAGCGAAGACAACACTCTTTTTGAAAACAAAGCATGTGTAAAGTTCAAGATACAAGTCAGAGTAAGTGCCACAGGATTTGGGTATATATTAACTGCACCTTTGTATCATAATGAATTAGACGCAACATTTGCTTTAGGGTATGTTGCACCTGAATATGCAATAGCAGAAGAATTAAACTTCTTTATGATTATAGATGTTCCCAAAAAGGGAACTAAAACAATAACTATTAAAAAAGGAACAGTCTTACAGTATCTCATTCCTGATGTTAAAACAAGATTAGTACACGAAAAAAGAAGATTTTTAGAACTTTTATTAGATACTGCATATAGTAAAAAGAGAACATAATGACAGGAATAATAAAGGGTCTATTCCCTACTCCTGTAGGTATCTATACTTTAGAAAGAAGTTTTTCAAAGGCTGAAATAGAGACAGTAAAAAATATAGACTACAATCAAAACCAAGGTAATTACAGTAGTCAGAATACAGATATATTATCTCTTAACAGTCTTGCCAGTATAAAAGATTTTATTGAGGACGCTATAGAAGACTACTCTAAACAAACATTTGTTTTTACACCTGATACTAAATTGTACATAACACAGTCTTGGTCTAATCGTTCATCTACTAACGAGGGTCATCATTTACATCGTCATCCTAATTCAATTATATCAGGTTGCTTATACTTTGATTGTAATGAGAATGATACTGTTCAATTTTATAGACCTATGCCTTATAATTTTAGTACAGGGTCTGAAGACATGAATGAGTATAATAGTTATTCATGGTGGATGCCTTCAGTAGTAGGTAGGTTATATATATTCCCCTCTACTATAGACCATTCTGTTCCTAATGTAACAGGTATAAAAGATAGATACTCTCTTGCGTTCAATACTTTTTTTAAAGGGAAGATGGGTAATAAAAAAATGCTAACTCATTTAGAGGTATAGAATGGGATGGAATATAAAATATTAAAATGCAGATGGTGTGGTTGGGTTTATGATGAAGCCGTAGGCGACCCAAACTCTGGTCTAAAACCGAGAACACTTTGGGAAAATGTACCAGATGATTGGTTTTGTCCTGATTGTGGTACGAATAAAAAAGATTTTCACATGGAAGAAAAATGAAAGAAGGGATAAAAAAAGTGTGTATTGTTGGTTCAGGCACTTCAGGGTGGTTAACTGCAATGGCTCTCAAAAAACAAACACCTTGGGTGGATGTGACGGTTATATCACCAACAGATATACCAACAATCGGAGTTGGTGAAGCGACCATTCCAATAGTTGCTGAGTTCATTTATTCATATCTTGGCATGGTAGAGAGTGAATGGATGGAGAAGTGTAATGCTACTTATAAAGTATCTCTACGTTTTTCAAACTTTACTTACTCACCAAAGCAAAGAGCAGATACATACTACAATGTATTTGAACAAGATGCTTATAGTATCTCGCCATTTGACTGGACATTCAAAAATGTAAAAGGTGAAGTAGACAACACTAAGTATGGTAGCCAATTTTTACAAACTAAAATGTCTGAAGGACATAAGTTTGAAAAACGTAAAGGGGCTAGATTTAATTATAGTTACAATATGGATGCAAAAATGTTTGGCACTCTTTGCCATGATATAGTTAAAGATGTAATAACTATTAAAGACACTAAAGTTGTGGACGTAGACCACGATGAGTATGGCATAACTGCCCTGCACTTAGAGGATGGTTCAAAAGAAACGGCAGACCTTTTTATAGACTGCACAGGATTTTATTCAATACTAGGTAAAAAGACATTGGGGGCTGAGTTTATATCTCTTAAGGATTACCTTCCAAACAACAGGGCTGTTGTAACTAGAGTTGGTAGGGAAGAAGATGAAGACATACCTGTATACACCGACTGCCAAGCATTAGGAAATGGATGGGTATTTACAGTTCCTTTGTGGAATAGAGATGGAACAGGTTATATTTATGGTGATAAATACATTAACCCTAAAGAGGCAGAAGAAGAATTTAGAGAACACTTACTTAAAACATATCCCCAAAAAGACTTATCAAGTCTCAAGTTTAAGCATTTCGATTTTACTGACAACGTAGGATACACGCCTACACCTTGGCTTAAAAACTGTATATCAATAGGACTATCATCGTGTTTCGTAGAGCCTATTGAGAGTACAGCCCTTGGTGTTACTGTTGACCAAATTAAAAATATAGTAGAGTTTATAAAATCAGGCGATGTGGTTCGGTCTTCTGTAATTAAAACATTTAATAATAATTACGAAATCCACATGAAAAACATAAGAGATTTTATTGTACTACATTACTCTTCAGCGAAAAGAGAGGACACTAAATACTGGAAAGAAATTAAATATAATCAAAAGATACCTGATAGTCTTGCCTCTCTGTTAGGTAATATGCAAGACAATGAATGGGGTTTAGTAGATATAACAGATACGGGTCAGTTGTTTCGAAACGGAGGATATTCGGCTGTAGGTATTTGTCAGGAAGCAATACCTAACTATTCACCAACGGACTTAACATGGGATGGGTTATCATTGAATTTTCTAAATGAACAACAAAAGGAAAAACTTAACATTTATGTTGATGATATACTAGAGAAAGAAAAAAGTATCAACAAGTACCATCAAGAATTAGCAGATAATATGCTAACACACAGAGAATATCTAAAAACCAATGGTATTTATAAAAGAATATAGAAACGCATTTACTCCTGATTTCTGTCAGGACGTAATAAAAGTTTTTGATGAGTGTAACTCATTAGGTATAACTGGCGTAGTTAAAAGAGATGATATAGGACGAAAAGATAAACAGTTAGAACTTTCCCCTGTTGAATTTATCTCTCCAAGTACAGAGATAGACTTGACCGCATCGGGAGTGTCTAGTGTTTTCTTTGACACTGTTATAGAACACGCAAAAAAATACATAAAAGATTTTATAATGGCAGGAATAGGCGATTTAAATGCTAGGAATATGTTAGTACAGAAAAATGATGCAGATACTTTTGGTGCTTATCATGGGTGGCATTCTGAAAATATGACTAGGAATACCTCGGAAAGAAATATAACCTATGTTGTATATCTTAATGATGATTTTGAAGGGGGAGAGACTGAGTTCTTGTATCAGAAATTGAAATGTAAACCTGAAGTTGGGAAATTAGTATTATTTCCTGCATCCTATACTCATACACATAGGGGTGGGTTGCTCTTATCAGGTACAAAATATATAATTACGGGTTGGTTTTTTCACGCATAATTAGGAGTAACCATGGAAAAAATAGAAGAAGATTATGAATTAATAAAGGGTATAGCAGACATCGCTACCAAGGCTGATATTTGTGCGATGTATTACCTATCACTAAAAAAACTATCAATGACTAAAAAAGTATCACTTGCTGATACACATAATGGTATTATTGCTAACATCAAGAAGATGGTAGATAAGGGCGAAACATGACAGAGACTAAATGGACTTTCAGAAAAACTATCGACATACCCACCCTTCTCTTACTTGCCACTATGGGCATAGGTGGACTATCTTATGTATCTGAAATTGAGAAAGATGTGGCTCTAAATAAGCAGAGCATAGCGAATAATGTGGCTATTATTAAAGAAATGAAAACCGAGACACAAGCAATGATGATGCGAATAGATGGTAAGTTAGATAAAATGATAGACATTATCCACTCTTATCAGACGAACAAATGAAAGAATTTATTATCGCTTCAACAATCTCAATCTTCCTCTCTTTCTGTCTCCTTATAGGTGGATATTAAACACAGGAGTAAGTTATGAACGATAAGATAATGAACGGCATAATAGGACTGATGTTTGCCTTTGTTGCTTTCTTAGGCGCACAGTTGTTCCAAGCCAATAATGACATAGTAAGACTTAACCAAGGCATGAAGTTACTGGTCACTCCCGATATGAAGATAGTGCCATCAGGTAAGCACGCATCACACGAGTTAGCAAGGGCTAAGTTAGATGCAAGAATTAAAGCATTAGAGTGGGAGGTATTTCCACTTAATATACAACAAAAAGGTAACTAGATGATAACCTTGCTTACAAATGTAGCACCTATTGTCTTGGGTTACTTGATGAAATTGATTGCTATTCGCTCTCAAGCCTCAACCGATTTACAGAAACTTCAGATACAAGCACTCAATGCTAATGCAGGACAAATAAATTCAGCCAGAGAATACGCTCAAAAAGAATCGAAATGGAGTGCATTTAATAGAAGGGTTATTATATTCTCGCTCCTTGCGTTGATAGTGTTTATGCAAATAGCACCTGTAGTAACTTCTGTAGATACAATTATTCCAACGATAATCAAAGGCACATCCTTTTTAGGGTTTGAAATTACACCCGATAAGGTCGAGTATGTCGTAGTAAAAGGAATGATGGGGTTGAGGAATAGTGATGTAGCAGAGTGGTTTTGGCTTATAATACAACTCTATTTTGGAAGCACCTTAAGTCGCTCAAACTAAATAGGAGTTCTTATGGAACACTTGCTAAAGTATTGCAAGTCAGACTCGCAACGTACTAAAGTAAATCTATATACTAAGTTAGGCTCAATGAGAGCAGTAGCGTCTGAATTAGGCATAAATCAATCTAACGTGTCTAAGACCTTGAGAATGTTACAAAAACGGTCTGCTCAGGACGGTATAGCACCTGAAGCCGACATGACACACCCAACGGCAGAGGGATTTAACGTCAAGGGAACATCAACCCTGTATGATGAAGACGGCAATGTAAAAGTTCAATGGGTAAAAACGCAGAATAATGGGTACTCATTTGAGGACGTTGCTGAGGTATTCAACGAGGCACTTTCAGAGTTTCAATGTGTAAAGATAGATGCGCCCACACACGCAGATAGCGACATCATGGCTATTTACCCCCTTGGCGACCCGCATATTGGGATGTTAGCACACAGAGATGAGTC